GAGCGAAAGGAATCCGATATCATAATTTACGCCCCGTATCTCAAATAACACTAACGATGGAAAAAAGAGCTTTCCAGCAAGCTTAAGTAATTGAAGAAAAAGTAAAAAAAGCCCCCGATGCTCCAAACGGAACACCGGGGGTTTTATGCGTCTCCCGCATGGTACGCACTGCAAGTAGGCGGGTGGGAGACTGGTCGGCGCCTATCTGGCAACCGCTTTTTTCATTCCCAGATAAAGCACTGGGCTAGCTGGCAAATATCCACCCTGTTGTGCTTCTTCGAGAGGCCGAGTGGATTTGCTGATGCTATTTTACCACAAATCGTGCAAAAAGAAAAGCGGCAGACCCGAAAGCCTGCCGCTTCAATGCGTTTCGTGAGAAATCACGCCCAATTAAGATTATGGTATCACACATCCAGCATTTTTTCAATGCCTTTCAGCCGGTAGCCTATCGCCGTCCGACTGTAATGTGTCTGTGCCGCAATGTCCGGCAGTGGGAGCCGCTCAACGTACCGCAGTAAGGCTATCTTACGGTCTACCCTCCCAAGCGGTGCGGTTTTGATGGCGGCGGTCATCTGCTGTCGGTCAAGTCCTTGCAGGCACAGTGGCAACACCACACGAGCCGCCGCCACAGGCAGCACCGAGCCAGAAGGGTTGCGGCAACTGTCCGGCGTTGCGCACCATATTGCCAAGCACAGCGAAATGGTGACGTTTTGTCACCATTTTCGTGGCGTGCCGAAATTGCTCTTGTGCGGCGTACATTTTGTTGGTGTCAACAAAATGCTCGTATGTAGTGCTTGCCATGTTATCCTCCTTACAGTGTGATTTCCTCAGCGCTCGCCTTGTCCTCAGCATCCAGCGCATCGTAGTACGCCTGTGCAAGGGCTTCCACCTCTGCGATGTCGTCCTCCGTCAGCAGGCCGCTGTCCAGATGGGTGTACGCTTTGTCCAGCCAGTATGCCACGTCGCGTCCTGCGGCAATCTCTCGCTTGATGGAGCGCAGGGTCAGGTCATGCCGGGCTTTACTTTTGAGTGCCATGTGTACCTCCTTATGTCATGGACGCTACTGCGTCCTCCAGTTTTTTGATTGCAATGTTCACGTCCCTCTGATACTCCAGCTTGACCCCAGCACCGTCACCCGCCTGCACCACCGTGTCAGGGCCGTAAGCGGTGAGGGCTTTGTAGGCGGCGATTTCGGCAGAGGTGAGCGGGGTTTCGATGGGGGTGGCGAGTATTGCGTTCTGCTCAGCCAGCGTTTTGGTGGCATCGAAAGCACCCTTATCAATCCTCTGCACCTTTACACCCCTTTCTAAGTCCACCTCGTCGCACACCCACTGCTGGCCTGTGCTGTCAGTGTAGTTGCCGCCAGAGGTGACAGGGATGCCGGGTAATCCGGTGGGAGTGGGAAGGGTGAGGAGCTGTTCACGGTAGGGTTCATAATCGGGAGATGATGCGTTCCATGTCAGGCACATGTTTTCACTGGCCATATCGGGTATCAGATACTGGAACTTTGTTAAGTCAGCTGGATGCGTTATATGGTGTTCAGCCTTACCCGCATCAATACCAAACCAGTATTGGTTGTTGTTCTTGTCAAAGAATAAGATGTTTCCGCCTTGCGAAACCATATCGCCTTTAAATACTAAAGTTATCGGCGTGTTTTTCTTGACAAAGCACTCGACAAATTCTTGATATTCCAGGTTGGGCGGCAGCCGATTCTTCCCCGTCACCTTCACCGCCACGCTCCCGCCATCACCAGCGCTCACGATAGGCACGGGTGCATCCGGCGTGGGTGTGCCGTCCTGCGTGCTCCGACCGTACACGGTCAGGCCGCACAGGGGCGCAGAGAACGCATCGTCAACGGCGATGGGGTTGCCTGTCTCCGTACCGATAAGGATGTTCTGCCGCACCTTTACTGCACTGATTGCGTCGCCTGTGGCTTTTGCTTCAGCGGCTTCGCCCTCGTGGGTGAGGGTGGTGTCCAGTGCAACGGCAGGGCCGGGGTCGCCTTTAGGGCCTTGCGGTCCGGTATCACCTTTTTCGCCCTGCGGCCCCTGTGCACCCTGCGGGCCACGCTCGCCTTGAATGCCTTGCGGGCCCTGCTTGCCTTGCGGCCCAGTTTCACCCTGCGGACCAATGGCTCCGGTAGCGCCTGTGGGGCCTTGAGGGCCTGTCTCACCCTGCGGGCCGACCGGGCCGATGGGGCCAGTGTCGCCCTTGTCGCCTTTCTCGCCTTTGAAGTCCCCGTTTGCGATGCCGTCCTTGAGCTCCTGCAGGCTGCCAGCGGCTTCCTGAGCACTCTGGTCTGCATTGGCAGCGCTTGTGGCAGCAGCACCGGCAGATGCCCCAGCCTGCTGTGCGGCCGTCTGTGCATCGTTCTTAGCCTGCTCTGCGGCGGTGGCATCGGTGTGGACAGCATCCACCAGCTCCTGCCAGGCAGGGGTGCCCGGTTCCGGCTCTGTGCCGTCTTCTGTGCCGCTGTTGGCGCTGACACGATACCGCAGGTCTGCACTGGTGACGGTGCGGGTGCCATCTGAGCCCTCAAAGGTGATGCAGCCATTGCCGGGTTGGGCGGTCACGCTGGCAGGCACGGCCACATAGCCGTCCACCACCAGGGAGGATGCCGGGTCTTTGCCGTCCGGCACGTGCCAGAAGCAGCGGATAGTCAGGCCCTCCCACTCGCCGGTTGCATCGACGTGCAGGCGGTACACGCCCCGATTCTTGGTGTAGCCAAAGCGCACCAGCTGCTCATAGCCCGGCACTTTGACGACGCCATTGGATGCGAGAGATACGCTTTGCTCGATCATAAATTACTCCTTGTTGATGGTAGGCTTCTTTTCTGCCAGTGCCTTTTTCATCATGCTAACAGCCTTTTCAATCACGCTATCCAGCACTTCATCGGTGATAAAAGGCTTCAGCCAGTCCGGCAGTGCGCCGCGCAGCGCGGCAAAGACCTGCGCCTTTTTCTTGGCTCCCTGGCCGCTGCCCATGATGCTTTTTTCTGCCAGGGTCACGAGCTCCAGTGCCCACTGCTTTACGTACTGCTTATAGCCCAGGCGGATGGCGCCTACGGCCAGAGAGACAAAGCCAAGGGCCATCAGTACCAGGGCGATGGGTGCGGGGATAAAGTTAAGCATTGCTTCCATGTTTTGTTACTCCTTCCATGAGGTAATTATCAATTTTTTCCTTGCTGGCTTGCATAGCGGGCACGTTGTTTCCGGTCAGCTGTGCTTCCAGCAGGGCACGAACGGCTTCAAGCGTCAGGCGGTTTACTTCGTCGATTTCCCCGAAGCGGGACAAATCGCGCCCAAGCGCCAAAGAATGTTGCGCATAGCCCGTTTCTAGCGTTTGCAAGCGCTTGTCCATTTCGTCAAGCCTCTTGTTCTGCGCATCGTCGGGGGCCTGTGCCTTTTTGACGTACTTGTGGATGATGTCCAGCACCTTGTCGATGGTGATGGTCGCAGCGCACAGGCTGCCCAGAATGCCAAGCACCCACAGTAAAGCTTCTTTTTCGGTCATTTACCCTCCCGGAGACGGGTCAGACCCTTCTTGCTGATGATACCCGCATAGTCCTTGTATGCGTGGGACATGTCCACGTTGGTGGCTTTGCCCGGAATTGCATCCACAACGCCCGGGATATGCGCCGTGCTAGTGTACTGCCACATGCCAAAAGGCCAGCTGGGAGCAGGCTTCTTTGTGCGGTAGGCAGCCAGCCACACGTCGTAGGACTTCAGCGCCGCGCCGCCCATGTACAGGAAGGCGTTGCCAAACCACAGGCCGGTGTACAGCATGGCGTACACGCCCCAGCTTTCCACCGTGCTCAGCATGTAAGCTGTCAGGTCGGTCAGCGCAGCCTTGCCCAGCGGCTGCTGCACCTCGTCCTCGATGTCCACGGCCACAGGCAGCTCAAAGCTCCTGCCGGTGAGCAGCTTCTTGAAATAGGCCAGCTCCTTGTCTGCCTGTTCCCGGTTGACTGCCTTGAAATAGCCATACACGCCGCAGGGGATGCCCAGCCGCTTGCATTCGGCGTAGTTGCGGGCAAACTGCGGGTCAGTGTAGGGCGCACTGGGTCTGCCCTCTGCGCTGTTGCCCATGGCGCGAATCATCACGCCGTCCACCTTGCCGCTTGCCTTGACCTTGTCCCAGTTGATTGCGCCCTGATGCCGGGACACATCCATGATTTCAGCCATAGCGTCCTCCTTACTGCGTGATTTCCTCAAAGCCGCTCTTGATGAGCAGCGCCTTGACCTTCTCCTTCAGCAGGCGCGGGCAGCGCTTATACAGCGCCTTTGCCTCCTCGACAGTCTCAGCAGACATAATCTCCTGTGCCCATAACATTGCCATCATAAATACCATCCTTTCGATTCTTTGTGTGATTTTATGCATAAACAATCTCGCTCATTTCCAGCAAGCACTGCCGAAGCATCTCATTTTCTTTTTTCTGCGCTTCCAACGTCTGAGGCAGCTTGTCCAGCGCTTCCTGCCGCTGCTGGGCTTCCTGCTTTTCCTTTTCACGCTGGGCCAGCTCTTCGGCGGTCGGCGGGGGTGGTACCGTGCCCGCCTCGTACACCATGTAGGTGCCGTCTGCCAGGGCGATGCCCCAGTAGTGCTCGCCGGGCTGTGCAGCATCGTTGTGCTCGCTCACGGCCTGCGCAATGGCGGTGTAATCGGCTTTTGCCGCCGGAGCGGCGTAACCGGGCTCAATTTTGTTGTCCATACAGTACCTCCTTATACCATCACGCTGCCATTCTCGTCCACCAGCGTGGTGGACGGCATGATCAAAGCGGGGCGGATATCGCGCGAGTTGACGCAATTGTCGTAGTCGTAGGAGCCATCGTCCGCGACTTTCCAGACACCATTCGAGCTCGTGTTTATGATGCGTGGGGAACGCAGATACCAGTCTTGAGCACTGCCGTTCCGATAGGCAACGCGCTTTTTATTCGCATTTGTTCCGGTGCCAGCGAGAAAATATGACAGTTTAGCGCCATCATTGGGGAAATATTCGTCGGTTCTGTTCGTCCAACCAACCTCGATGCCGGACAGCAGGAACACCTTCGTGTTCAGACCGTTTGCGCCGGTGTGAAGTGTGCCGGCGTAATATGAACCACTGTGATACGGAATCTTTACCTGTTTGATCACGGCGCGAATATCCGCGTCGATAAGGTTATAGAGCGTGCCGTTCAGCCAGGAGTTGATATAAGAACTCTCGTAGTTGTTTTCGTAGACTGTATTCCACTTCTTATAGGTGTAGTTGTCTTTCATCAGCAACCACGTTCCATCGCACGAGCTGTCGTAAACGCTTGTACTCGGGTTGCCCTGCTGCACAACAATAAAATCCTTGGACGCGCCGTTGACTTTGATTTTAATGATGCTGCCTACGGCCAGACTGCCTATGGGGCTGCCGCTTTGATAGACAAGCCGGGCTTGACCATTTATGCCGACGTACACCTTTTGCACCTGCCGGGCCTGACCTCCCACGCCCACATAGAGTTTGGACATTTTGTGTGCCGTGCTCCCGGCACCGAGATAGATGCTCATGCGCCCACCTCCTTATGCGTACACCAGCAGGACAGTGCCGGTGTCGAGGGCGCTGCCCACGCCGGGGTCGGTGGTCTGCGCCTTGACCGTAAAGCCGTTGACGCTGGTCACGCTCAGGGTGCCGTCGTTCGTTACGCCGAGGCCAGCGCCAACTTTTACGGGACCTAGCTGGTCAGCCGTGGCAGGCGTGCCGAACTTTTGGTCAGCCTCGGCCTTGGTATACCTCTTAGCCAGGGCGTCGCCGGTCGCCTTTGCGTCAGCCGGTGCGCCCGATACAGTCAGGGTCGTGTCAGTGGACACGATAGCCTTTGCGTCCGCGGCACTCTTTGCAGCTGCTTCCTCGCTGGCCTTTGCGGCAGATGCACTAGACGCGGCAGCAGTTTGACTGGCCGCTGCTCCTGCGGCACTGGAAGCAGATTCCTCGGCTTTCGATGTCGAAATACCTGCCTGCTCTTGCGCTGCGCTTATGGCGTTTGCAGTGGCGTCTTTGACTGTCTGGGCTGCTGCGGCGGCCTGTGCTGTGGCAGTTGCCGCCGCGTTTGTAGCTGTTTCCGCACTCTGAACGGCTTCTTCCTGCCGCGCGATAACAGCCTCGCCATACTGCTTCACATACTCAAAGCCCTGTGCAAGGGCTTCCCGTACTTCCACGCCGCGCTCTGCATTGCGGACTTCGGAAATTGCTTCGTCAAATGTCTTATCCAATTTATCACCCCTTTGCGGATGCATAGCCCTTCAGCGAGCGGCTCAGGTCATAGGCGTCACTGGCTTTTCGTGCGCTCAGGGCCTGCAAGTCGCTGACGCTGGAGAAATCAATACCCAGCGTGAATTCTTTTTTGTCCGGCGCGTCCAAAGGCTCCACAATCTTAGAACACAAAAGCCAGGTGTTCACCCCGTGCGGGTTGGAGTAGATGTGTGTCATCTTGCCAAAGCCAAGGCGGGCGATATCCACACCGGCATCCTTGAGGTCCACAGCCTTTACCGTGATTCCGTCGAGATAACGCAAGTTTTTGGACAGCTCCGCGTTGGCGGCATCCAGAAGCGACTGTGTTGTGCTGGCGGTGCCGTCGATCACGATGATCCTTGTGATGATGCCAAAGAGCTTTTGGGCCGCGGTGTCGTTTGCGGTGGCAGTGATCGTACTTTCGTGCCTCCACAAAAACCATCCGGACTTTTTTTTGCCCACTGCAATCACACGGGTAACGATATCCTCTGCTTTGACGTAGCTGTTCAGGTCGAGCAGGTTTGTGCCGAATGCGATGGGCTGCCCGTTTTTCTCCTGCACTTCCCGGACGTAGTCCAGATACCTGGCCCCGTTTTCGTGCCGGACGATCAGATGCCCGCCGTACACTTCCACAAGCTCATTTTGGATGACATCCCATGTAACGCCAAAATTTTGTCCGTCGCCAAAGGTGTACCGTGGCGCAGAATCGTAACGGACCACGGAAGAATCCGGCAGGGCTGCACCGTTGAGCAGGACGGCATAACCGTCTCCCTGCTTTTCAATTTTCCATTTTTTCGAGACCGTGTCTTTGAGATTGTATTCCGTCTCAGGCGGAAAGGATTTTGAGTGCGTAGCGCATGTGATATCCGGCGTAACCGTTCTTTGCGTGGCTTCGTGCGTCTGGCCGTCCCCATCCAAGGATAAAGCCGCGTTTACGCTCACGGAAAAAAGGCCTTCTCCAGTGCGCCAAATCTGTCCGTCAATTGAAGAGGCTTCATACTTTACGTTCAGCGTCCATCTGTACGCAGATGGATCCGGGGCCGTGTCGTCATCCGAGTAGCCAACTTCATATTGGCTCACAAGCTGAACGCCGGATGAGGTATAAAGTCCATATTCATACCTATAATCGCCGTCACTGTCCGGAGTACCTGCCATGTATTCCAGTTTCATCACGCAGTTATGCAGTTCTGGAACCACCACGCTTGTGCTCGGAAAGCCAACATTTCCACAGGTAAACGCCTTGTATGCGTCCACCATGCCGGTATGATTTTCCAGCAGGAACGAAAGAAATTGCTTGATTGTCACGTCTTTGGCTGTATATGGCGCAACGGAGCTGTCGTTGAGGTAGGCCAGCTCTCCCTCGCAAAAGACTTTTTGACGCAGCATAAAATCCTGCTCATGGCTCATGGGCCTGCCCTCCCAGATGCGCGCACCGTCTTGTTCTACGGACACGGTCGTGCGCATTTTTTGCAAAGCTGAGTGAGCCACATTGCCAAGCGGCAGGGTGAATTCCAAGCTACCGGCCTTGCTCACCTCCCGTGTCAGAGTTGGACTGATGAGCTTTTTTGTGTCCGTGTAGTCTGTTGGGTCGTAAATGCAGGTCTTTGTCTCCCACACGTCAACGCCGGTCTGGACGCCTGCATAAACTTTATAGCTCATAAGCTGCCCCCTAGATATCGGATGCTGATGCTGCAATCCGCAGACGCCGCAAAGATGAGAGTACCTACAACGCCATCCGGCATATGCAAGCCCTCAATGTACTGCCACTCTGTAGACTTTGCAAGGATGCCAACTTCAAGGCCATTGAGAGACACCGCAATGTCGGCGGCGTCCTCGCTGCGCTTGAAGTAGATGCCGTCCGCTCTTGGTGCACCGGTGACGGTTACGGTGATGTCCTCGTTGGCTTTGAGCTGGATATCCGTATAATTGCGGATAATTGCCGTATCAAATACAAGGTCATCCCACAGCCAGTCATCAGAGCCGTCGTATACGCTGCGCTTGAAGGGGTCGCAGGTGCCCGTGATGGTGAATGCACTGGAAAACCTGTTGCGTGTCATAGACACGCTCCACAGCCCCTCCCAATAGAAAGACGGGTCATCGTCGAATTTGCACTGTAGCCATTTGCCATGGATGGCGTTTGCGATCTGACTGTAAAGATTCGGCCAGGTCTTTTTTGGTGCCCTGCACAGCAGCTCCATGGTGATGGTACGCTTTTTATAGTGCGGGCGGCCATCCAGTGCATCCGTCAGGTTGAGCAGCGTATCAGAGCCGGGCACCTGCACCAGATGCTCGTCTACCTCTGCATCGCTGATCTTCGGGCTGCCAACTTTGAGATACAGACCCCAGTCTGTGAGGGTGTGGTAATCGCCGATTTTTGCGCCTTGCAGCTTTGCCATTATACGCCCCTCGCTTTCCGGGTCACTGCAACGCCGATGTGCAGATCCACATTATTTGCCATGCGCGGAGACAGCACGCCTACCAGCTCTCCGGAATCCATGACTACCTGACCCTTGCCGATGTCTGGCAGATGCTCGTCCAGCATCCCCTCGATGCGTTCCAGAATGCTGGTCTGCCGGTCAACAACAGACTGCTGGCCGGTGACGCGGTACTGCATGGCAGAGCGGGTGGAGAACTCGCTCAGGCTGTCGTACACGCCGGTCTTGTCAAAGGGGCTCTGATAGTGGCTGACGGGCTGCTGGTCGTTCTTTTTGTTCATCCACATAGCAAGGCCGATGCCGCCAGCGACTGCGCCCGCAGCACCAACGCCCAGGATCAGGGCAAGGACGGGGTTCGCTGCCACAAAGGACACGATGCCGCCCAGTGCAGAGGTGATGCCGCCTGCCATGCCGGAAAAGCTCTGGACGATGCCGCCTAGCGCTCCGCCCACGCCGCCGGAGCCTGCAAGGCCCTGCACGATCTCAGAGAACGCCTTTACAGACGTAGTGGCGCCATCCACTCCGGCAGTAATGCCGTTTGTGAAAATGCTCTGGATAGACCCCAGCGCCTTGCTGATTCCACCGCCCGAATAGCCCTCATTGACCGCGGTCAGCGCGTCCGCAAGCCACTTAGAGATCACGTCACGCTGCTCCTGCGACACTTCGCCCCAGATCAGATTGACAAAATCCAGAGCGAGACCGCCCCAGTCGCCATTTTTGGCGTCACTAAAGGTGCTTTTTACCAGCCCGAAAATGCCCTTATCCAGCTGGCCGGAAGCCTCACTCAGCTGCTGGTCAATGCGGCTCTGGGTACCCTTTACGCTCTTGTCGATCTCGTTGGAGGTCTCCGTCACCTTGTCTTGAATGCCGTCGATGTAGGTGATGATCTTCTCGTAGGTCTCCGCTCCGTTTTCGCCGATGCGCTGGCCGGTCTCTGTGACGGTCTTCTTGATATGCTCGCTGCCGTCCGCGTACTTTTCCACCGCCTGCTGCACCTTTGTGGTGATGCCGTCAAAGGTGGTTTCCGAGACGTTGGTCAAGGTGCCTAGCAGCGTTTTTGACATGTCGTCATAGGTCTTTGTGACCTTTGTGACCGTGCCGTTGACTTTGGTCTCGACCTGTTTAAAGGTCGTGGCAACACCGTTCACCATCTCCTTTCCGGTCGTGGTGGTGGTCTCGGTGATGCGGTCTTTGATCTTGCCGGAGCTGTCCTTGACCTTTTCTGTAAGAGTCTGGATGCTGGTGGTCACGGTGCCCAGCGCATTTTGTGCGGTGGTTGTAGCCGTGCTGGAGATGGACGAAATGACCGTTTCGGTGGTGGACTTGGAGCCGGATCTTTTTTTAGTTGAAGAACCAGACGGGCTGGTTGTAATGGAGCTGCCGCCGTTGCCGCTGGCTGCCGCCAGCTCCGCCTGACGTTCAGACCAGCTTTTGTTGCTGATGCCAACGCCTTTCAGAACATTCTGCCGTAAGCGGTCACGGTTGCTTTGGCGGAGGTTTGCGTCTGCATACTCCTCGTATGTGTCGTAATCCGCTGTGGCGGCTTTTCCCAGAAAGCGATTGAGTTTATAGCTCAGCTTGTCCAGCCAGGTGGATGCACTGGATGCAAAGCCCTCAAACCAGGATTTGACGGACGAAATTGGGCCGCTCAACCCGGTAATTGCGCCTGCAAGACCAATCCAGCCGTCGGTTTTGTAGGCTTCTTGTGCCTTGACCACAAGATCGTTGAGATTGGAGATCACCACGCCGAAGCCGCTGGACAAATCGCCTGTCATAAGGCCTGCCAGCTGCTTGACGTTGTCTTTCAGTGTGGACACTCGACCATTCATGGTCTGGCTCTGGGTGTCCATGCTGCCGTAATAGCGTCCACCTTCTTCGGAAGCTGCCTGCAGGGCCTGCGTCAGCAGATCATAACTGATAGTCATTTTCTGCACTTCGGCGGTGGACTTGCCTGTGTAGTCGGCCAGCAGACCGTAAATGTTAATGCCGGCATAAGCAAACTGCTTGATGTCGATTGCGGAGGCTTTGCCGACATTGGCAATCTGCTGCAAGTTGGCTGCCATACGGGATAGTTCCGCATTGCTTCCACCTGTAGCCGATACAGCATTGCCCAGTGCCATGATCGTTTTTTCAGCGTAGGTGGCGTTTTCACCTGCGCCGATCAGCAGCTGATTTGCCTGTGTAAGAGCTTCCACGCTGAACGGCGTGCGTGCTGCATCCTGCTGAATCTGGTCAATTGCCTGTTGTGCAGCTTCTGCGCTGCCAAGCATATTGGTAAGCCCAACAGTGTAGCTCTCGATCTGGGCGTTGTACTCGATGCCAGAAGAGATGAACCCCTCTGCGGCACGGAGAGCAGCGGATCCGAGCTCCGAGAAAACGTTCGCCATGACCGTGCCCTGCGCAATGGCACCGGCCAGAGACTTACCGGATGCCTTATCCGTGGAGTTGGCAAAGCCCTCCATGCCGTTGTTTGCGGCTTTCAGCGCGGTCGTGGTTGCCCTGAGCTGCGCTTCTGCCTGCGCCAGCATGGTCTTGAGATTTTTGGTCTCAGAGGACGCTTTGCCGGTCTTGCCCACCGATTCGTTGTAACGTCTGGTCAGCTCCACTACGGCCTTCGCGGCCTTGCTGTACTCTCCTGACAGTGAAGAAACGGTTTTTTTCGTCTCGGATTGCACATTCTGGATGCCCTGCCGGTAAGCGCTGTCGTCCAGCCCGAGGGTGGCGCTCAATTCAAAAAGTTTCAGGTTCCATCACCCCCGTTCAAGCCATTTTTAATGCGTGCTATCACTTCATCAGCGGACGGCTGCGGCGGCTGTGGGCGGTTTTCCACAAGCCCGGCCACCATGTCGTACCACCGCTCTTCTGCGCCTATAAGGTGTGCCAGAGCGTCCGTCATGTACGCCTGATAGCTGAGTGTGATGCGCTCTTGCCGCAAAGTGTTCAGGCAGTGCTGCAAAATGTACGGCCTGCCAAACAGCCGCAGCGCGTCCGGGCTGATGGAAGAAATCAGGCGTCTGTACCCGCCAGCACCAACGGCAGACACCAGAGCAAAAAATCCATCACATCATCGTTGTTCAGCAGCTCTTTTACCGCGCGCATCTTCTTGAACGGGCCGATATTTTCAACCACCCCGTTTTCATCCACGTCCGGCTCATAGAGCAGCGGAAGCAGCTTTGCGGTGGCAGCGGCATTGTCGAACAGCAAGCTTTTTGCCATAGCCTGAATGTTCTTTTTTGCCTGCTCCTTCTTCTTCTGTTCCAGCTCCTCCGGCGTTTCCTCGCCGGTCAGGACCGGCAGAACCTTGCGCAGCTCCATGATCTTGGACTTTTCCAAGACCTCCTCCGCCACATCGGCGATCTGCCAGCAGTGGCGGAGAAACTCTTCATCGGGCAGCTCTGTCAAAAATTTCATACGATTTCCTCCTTATGCTGCGGCCTTGGGGCTGTAGTACCACTCCATAGGCACCACGTCACTGCCCAGACGGGGGCATCCTGTCAGGGTGACCGCAATGTTGCCCTTGCCCTTGTCGGTCGTCTTCAGGGTCAAACCGCCGGTGGACAGTGCATTCATCAGCCGGACTGCAACCATACCGCCATCCAGCGTGTCTCCAACCCACCAGATGTCCTTGAAGTCGCCGGTGCTGGCGGTGGGATCCAGCGTCATGCGGGGCGTGACCTTCTTGTCACTCACATCCGCAGCGCCCATCGCCATCTTGATAACGTCCGTTGTGGCATTCAGGGCCGTAAAAGCCAGTGTGCAGTCGTAGCTCTCGATCTGCATCAGCTCTGCGGTGTTCTTCTGGGCGTTGTCCACGTCTTCGCCAAGATCGGTGAAGTTCGCCTTGCAGGTCGCGGTGATGCCGCCGGTCGTGGCAGTGATAATGTCTGCGTCCTGAACTTCGGTCTCGCCGGTTACATCAAACTTGTTGACCACGATGCCTGCGTTGAACTGCATGGATTCGAACGCTTTCTGCGAAATTTTGGAAAATTTTCTTGCCATATTGCTCCTTACTCGCAAAATTGCGTGATTTCAAAATTGAGATATTCGCACAGATACCCTTCAGGCGGGTTGTCGAGGGGCTGTGCCCACGGGGTGCCTTTTTGCAAAAGAATAGCGCCGCCCTCGCAGGAAAGCGTTATGCTGTCCTCGAGGGCTGCGCTGATCGTATCTTCGGTTTGCAGAATGGGGGCTCTGCCGCCCTTGCTTGGGTACCACAGCCGGGCGTGGAAGGATGCCATTTCGTTCCACCCGCCGGGGATGGTGGGCTGATAGGTCAGATACGGCAGTTCTGCGCCGGGAGGGATGTTATCTTCCAGATAGCCCGGGACGCCAAAGCCGTTGAAAAACGTGTTCAGTGCCCGGTTGATGCTCTCAGACGGTCCCATTACGGCAGCACCGCCTTTTTGCACTTGACGGCCCGCAGTCCCATGCCGGATTCCGGAGGGGCTTTGCCTTCATCCGCTGTGCTGGTGACTTGAAAAGTCTGGCCATCGCTTACCCGTCGGATGTAGTCCGGGAAGGCCAGCGGAACGCCGGTGTTGACCAGCAGGGTATAGGTGGAGGCGGTGTCAGCCTGCTCTGCCACCTGTGCTTCCACGGTGGTATCGTGGCGCTCCACGGCCTCAAACTCCGGGCCGTCCGTCCAGCCGGACACAAAGCCACCCACGCCGTCCGGCTCATAGCTGCGGGTCTGAAAACGGTATTTTTGGGTAAAGCTCTGCATCACGGTGGATGCAGTGAACGGATTGACCATGTCACATCTTCCTCCACTGGTTGATCTCGGCCCGGAACTTTGCCTTGCCGTCTTCCGGCAGCCCGTCCGCTCCTGTAGCCATCGTCCCAGACCACCCGGCAAAGGACTGGGACACATACACGCCGCCGGAGGGCAGTGCTTTGTCGTATGCGTCGATTTTTTCAACAAGTGCCACAAAATCAGGCGGCACGCGCATGGGCTGCACTGTCCCGGTGAAGGTCTCGGCGGTCAAATCGCCGTCCCCGGCCTTGTGCACGCCGTCATTGAAGATGGATCCGCACACAAGGAAATACTGCCCCGGCACTACCCCGGCAGGCACGGTATCCGGCTCAAAGATGAACTCCCCGGCAATGGGGTCGTCCGCCCGGTCAAAAAAATTGTGCGTGTAAACGCACAGCTCTGGGACGGTCATGCAAAGTCACCCCCTTGCAGGTCAGACCGATTCGGCCGGGGTAATGGTCTCAACTGCGATGCCGTCGATGTACTCAGCGAACAGGGTCATGCCCATGATTGCGGTGATAACGGTGACAAAGGTGTCGTAGTCGGGGCGGGTGTTCACGCCCACAATGCCGGTCTTGCTGTCTGTGGTGAGGCGGAAGCCGGCGCGAGCCCAGTCGGAGTTGGTGGGGCTGACGTAGTACAGAACGATGTTGTCCGCAGGGGTGGCGATAACCTTGCCGCGTGCAATTTCGGTTTCTGCCAGCAGGAAAACGGTTTTGTAACCCATGAAGTTCTTGATGTAGTTAAAGCCGAACTCGCTCTGTTCGTTGATAACGGCGCTGGTGCCCAGGTACTCATACACGTCCAGGACATTCACGAACGCCACAACATCGGTAGCAGTACGGTGCATAGTCTTGAACTTGTTCAGGACGCGGCCCTTTGCCATTGCCATTGCCTCCTGAAAGGTCTTAGAGGTGCCTTTCAAGGTGCCAGTATTGAGGTACTTGTAGAAGCGACCGGCCACATCAGCGGTCAGGTCGTTCAGCATTTCGTCGTCGGTCATCTGAACAGCGTTCTCGTACCCGTTTTCGAGGATGGCTTCAGCGGTCGTACCCTTGGCCCACTTTTCGAGGGTGATCTTCTCATAGTCCTTGGTCTTGACGGTGTACTTGCTGTAGGGGATTTCCTCGCCCTCGCCGACTTTGCCGTCCTGCAAGGTGCCCTGTGCGTACTTGCTCTTCAGCACCGTGTTGGGAAGCATTTCAATTTTGCGGGTGACACCCATAATGTCGCGCAGATGGTCCCAGTTGCGGCCGAAGCGGGTCACAAAGTCGATCTCGCGTGCAGTGGTCTGAATGTCAGCGGCCATCACAGTATTAGTTTTTGCAGGCATAAGTTAGTCCTTTCCATCGCCTGTCCCATTGAACAGGTCAATATTTGCTGCAATCGCAGCCTGCCGTTCGGTAGAATCCTTGATTGCAAAAATTTGGTCTTTGGTCATTTTGGAGCCGGTGTTGGTGGGCGGGTTGTCCACCTTTGCGCCGGTGGTGGTCGTAGTGCCTACGAAGTCGCTCCAATCAGCTTTCAGGCTGTCGGCGTGCTTCTTGGCGTCCTTGACCTCGCCCTTATCGTCCAGCTCCAGCTTGTCGATGTCCTCGCCGGACAGCCGCACAACCCGATCTGCATACTTGTCCAGCACCCCGGCGGATTTCAGCAGCTCCCGGAACTTGGCTTCCTTGGCTGCATGGACGTCTCTCTGGGTCTGCTGGGCCTTGTAGTCGGTCAGCGCCTTTTCAGCGGCCTGCTTGCCGCCGTTGGCTGCATCGCGGTCCTTTTCGGCTTTGGCGAGGGCTGCGTTCTTCTCATCGAGTTGGTTCTGCAAAGCGTCCGTTTCCTCATGCAGCACGTCCAGAATTTTCTTGAGCTTGCCGCTGGTGTCGGTCGTTTCATCTTCCAGAATCGCCCGGAGAGTCTTGCGTTCGAGTGCCATGTGATAGTCCTTTCTGCCCTTGCTCGGGCTGCCATGCTTGGCAATAAGGTTTATTTGCCGGACGTGCTGCCGGTGTGGTGCCGCCTGTGGGGCTTGAACCCACGGCCCCCGGATTACAAATCCGGCGCTCTGCCAGCCTGAGCTAAAGCGGCATAAAAAAGCGGCTGACGCTGTGCGCCAACCGCTGAGTATTAAATTTTACGGCCTTGTTTCCACGCTGGGCAGGATGTCAGTATGGAAATAGAGCTTGTAATGGTACGGGTCGGTATGGGTGCCGGTGATGTCCTCTACCACATACATGGTGTAGTCGTTCAGGTAGATGTAGTTCTTGCGGTAGGTGTCTGGGCCGATTTTTACAGTGCAGACCAGCTCGTTGTCCGAGTTGTTGGAGATGGACATGTAGCCCTCGGCTTCCATGATCACCTTGTCGGTGCGGGCGTTGTAGACGGTGATCTTGCGCTCGCTCTCAAAGTAATCGGCCTGCTTGGAGATGTTGGCATTGGCCTTGTCCGCCTCCGAACAGCCGCACAGCAACAGCGCCGCAAGCAGCATGATAGATGCGAAAATTTTCTTCATGTTATACCTCCTTGTTTCCTTCTTCCACCGCGATCTCTCGCAGCTCGTCAATGTGATTCTCCACCGCCGGGCGGAGGAACGGACGGGGTGCCATGCCCCGGGTAAAGTGCCACTTGCCGTTGAAGTCTTTCCAGACCCACGGCGTTTTGCGTCCGTTGCCTTTCTCGGCAAAGATGCCCGTGCCCAGCTCCACATAGACGCTGTAAAACAGGTTGCTGCCGATGGTCACGGTCTTTTTGGCGAGGTCGAGGGCGTAGGTCAGGCTCTGCTTGAGCGCGCCGCCCACGTAGCCCTCAATGCCCGTGCTGTCTGCCGTGCCAGTAGGCACAAGCAGCTGGGCGTAGTCCTGCACCTTCATGCCCCAGAGGGTCAGCACCCGCTCCGTCCATGAATCCAGAGCTTCATGCAGTTGCGGGGTGTTGTCGGTGAATTTGATGTCGTAGTTAAAGTTCACGGTTCATCCCTTCTTTCTCTTGCGCTCTTCCGCCCACCACATTTGCTCTTTTTCTTTTCCGCCCTTGGATTTATACCACTCGGTGTAGTCCATAGCCGGAACCGCTTTCTTTACGGCTACCTTGATTGGCTTTCCCTTGGCATTTACCATGCCTGTATCCTCATATGTGACAATGTTTTCCCGCTGCATGGCGTTCTGTCGGGGATACTTGCCCAGTGCAGAGGACAGCACACAGCGGCAGTGGTAGACCATCTCTGGCGCTGCGTTGGGGTCGCCGGGGCGCTGAATCTCGTAACCCATGACCTTGAACGGCTCGTCAAGCTCTGCCGTCTTCTGGTCAAGCAGGCGGTGCATCTCACGGGTGCGGTAGTCGTGGGTGGAGTTCCAGCGCTTTTTGACCTCGATGCCCAAAGCTTGGGCGTTGTGCATCTGCTGCAATGCCCCGGCGTTCTGGGCGCTGGTAAGGGCTGTGATGGCGTTGTTCATGGCCCAGTGGATCTCCGTGTCAGCCATGCCGTTTACGGCCTGCACGGCAATGTCGTGGACGCTTTTGCCCTGCACGATGCCCTGCATGACGTAGCGGTTGAATACCCGGGCATCATAGGTGCGGTTGCTCTCGCTCTTGATGCGTTTGTTGGGCACCATGCGGGGGTTCTCCTTCAACAGGAGCTTGACCGCTTCGGTGTTGTACAGGGTCAGCCCGAACGTCACGCCTGCGGTCTGTTCTAGCTCGTAGAATGTCCAGTTTGCGCCGAAGGAAAAGATGTTGTATTGCTCGTCCCGGGCCAGCTTGTAGGCCGTCTGCTGGGCTGTGGTGCAGGTCTGCGTGATGCCGTCCAGCTTGGCGTGCATCAAATCTGACTGAAAGACCTGATTTTGCAGCCAGATGCGGTAATCCTCTTCGGTGATCTCTCCTGCGTCCAGCTGCGCCCGTTTGCGCTCGTCCAGTGCTTTGTACTTGGCCAGAAACTCGGTGAGCTGCTTTTGCATCTCCCGGCGGGCGGTGCCGTACACCCGGAGAATGCGCCGGCGCAGGCGGTTCAGCTGACGGGTAGAGATGCGGTCACGGTCAGAAATCACGTTTCATCACCGTCGTCCTCCCCCACAGTCTCCCGTGTTGCGCTCTCAGCCATCAGCGCGGCCTTGGCCTGCTCCTTTTGTTCCGGGGTCAGGTTGGGCAGCAGGTCGATTGCCATGTCCTGCCCGATAATGGGCGCTTCGGAAATCACCATGCTAACCTGCTCAGCGGTGTTGGTGATTTTGCTGCGGTTGAATGTCGGCATGGCGTTGTCAAAGCCAGCCAGTGCGCAGATCTGCCGGATGAACGGCTTGACCTGAGCCTCGAAGTCGTCCGCGTTCTGGTTCATCGGTTCATAGGCTGCATCCAAATGGTCGTTGGTGCTGTCCGCGCTGACGCAATGCACATCCAGACCGCCGAAATCCTCATAGACCCGGGTGTGGAGCAGCTCCAAAAGAGCCTGCCGGGCTGTCACGGGAATCTCGGTGGTGTAGGGGGTGATCTTGCCGCCCTCGCTGGTGTCTGCGCCTGCAATGTGGTACAGATTCAGTTTGACAAGGAACTCCTGCAGCTCATCATCCGTCATGCCGTTGAAGTTCTCGCACAGCCAGTAGATCTGCGAAAAGTCCTGCAAGTCATTGCAGAAGCCAGACATCACCAGATCGGTGTTGTCAATGTAGGCTTTCAGCCCCACAAGGGTGCTCTGGTGCAGGTCGGAGCCCCACAGCGGCACAATGGGAAGAGCGCTGTAGTTTTCGCCCTCCACGCTTTCCAGCCCGCCGCCGGGTGTGGTGACGGTCACACTCTTGTACGCCCGCTTTGACGTTGTCTCCTTCATCACATTGCCGATTTTGCTTTCCGTGTACTCGGTAAAGCCGTCCAGCTCGTACAGGATATAGTGCATATCCGTGTCAGGATTCAGCCGCCAGAAGCGCACGCCCGCCTGCAAAAGGCCTGTCTTTTCATCGTACAGGGGAGCAAACTCGGTCAGCTTGAAAACAACCAGATGGTCGTTGTTCCAGAATCCAAAGCTCTCGCCATGGATCAGGGCGAAATATCCGGCTTTCTGGATCTGCTCGTCGAAGTTCTGCCCCAGTCTGTCCTTGTCCACGCCCTCGTCCGCAAAGACCACGCCGTTGCCGAGGGAGTAGGTCGCTCTCTGTTTGTTGAGCCGCCGGAAAAGATTACTCTTGACCATATCGGGGTGTGGGGTGTCCTGCTTGGTGTTTTTGGATAGGCGCTTCAGCATCAAAGCGTAAGCCTGCGCGAAGCGTTCAGCGCCCGGGTTTTTCTGGGCATCGTACAGGTCGGCGTCCAGAGCCATCTTGTACGGTCCGGAAGCGCAGTGCTGCTGCACGAACCGCCGGATGAAATCAAGCTGTTCCCCGGCGGCTTGCGCCTGCTGAAATGTCTGGAATGTGTATGTAGTGCTCAAATTCAATCCCTCAGTTTCACAAGGCGCTTTGTGCGCACGAAATAGCGGATAGCGTCCATGCAGTGGTCGTTTACCTTTAGCACGGTGTCGTCTTTATCCGGATCCCAAGCGTACACGCCGAACTCTTCCAGCGTGTGCTTGCAGTCCTTGTAGATCTTCAGCCGACCGGTCTGCAGCATGGTCTGCACGTCCAGAATGCCGCTCAGGACGTCGTTGTTTGCGGGGGTCTGGGTAAAGCCATTCTTGCGTAGTTCCGTAATCAGGGGCAGGGCAGAGGGGTCTACAATGATCCTCTCCGGCTTGAGACCATCCAGCCACGCCTTGAGGTCTGTGACGTACTCGCCCACGGTCTTTTGCCGCTTCTGTTCCCGGCCGCTGTAGTAGTACTCCCGGGTGACGATCCAGCAGTCTGCATCTGCCTGCTTCTGAAACAGTAGAAAGGTCGTTGCGTTCTGGGTGCCGAAGTCGCAAGCCACATAAGCGGTCTTTGGAGACAGCGCCGGAAGCACGTCAACAACGTGCTTCTTGCGGTCGAACATATCGTAGACAAGGCCCTCTGCCACCGTCCACAGGCCCAGAATGTAGCGCTGGTAGAAAACACCGCTGTACTGGCTGCGGTATCTGGCCTTGATGTCCTCGGAAAGTGACAGGTTGTCGTCCATCGTAAAATGGAGATACATCATCTTGCGGGAACGGCATTTCCGCACCCACTCCAGATAAAACCAATGCTGCGGGCTTCCCGGGTTGCAGTTGAACCAGAATTTTGACCCGGTGACAGAGCATCGGGCCGTGGCCTGGTTGACGAAGCTCTGGGGCATCAGGGCTACCTCGTCAAAGAACGCCCCGGCGAGGGTGATGCCCTGGATCAGGTCTTGGCTGCTCTCGTCCTTGCCGCCGAAAAAGTAAAACTCGTTGGTTCTGCCGCCCTTGCTGACGGTCATGCAGTTTTCTGCCCGATGCTCCTTGACGTTGTAACCACGGGCTGCAAGCTGCTGCTTGAGCGTCCCCAGCACGTTTCGCCGGAAGCTGGCAATAGTCTTTCCGCACATGGCAAACTGCTGGCCGCTGTAGCAGGCCATAGCCCACTGTACAAAAGAAAAGCTCATGGCAAAGGTCTTGCCCGAGCGGATAGCGCCATCGGCAATAATGCCGTTGTAGCCGCTGTATGCGCTCTGCGGTGCCCACCAGCAAAGAACCATCTTTTGCCGTTGGCTGAGGGCTTTCCATCGAAAACCGTTACTTTTCCGCATGGTCGTCCTCTTCCTCTGGCAACATCTCCACGTCATCCGGCGGGCTGAGGTCTGCGGCGGCGTTCAGAGCGTCAAGCAGGCCATCGTCGTCATGCTCCTCTGCCCTCGTTTCTTCCGGCACACCTGCCCACTTTTCAGGCCGCCGGTTTTTCAACCAGAATATCTGAGCCGTCACGTTGGCTGGAACGACGACCTGTTCCTCTGCATACTCGATGCGTTCTTCTTCAAGCCGCTTTTTTCCATCCACCATGACCTTTTTCAGTTTGATGGGCTTTTTTACGGTTACGGTGCGGGTCTTGCAGCTTTCGAACAGCTCATTCTCCACAATGTAGTCCGCAACTTCTCGGCCTTTTTTTAAAGCTTCCGATAATTCGGAAAATTTGTTTTTCCATTCGCAGAGAGTGGATACTGAAATTCCCATATTCCCGGCAATCTGCTTGTCTTTGAGGCCATCCCTCGCCCAACCGCGAAGCAGCGTTAGCCCTTCCGGTTCTAACCACTGCTCGAATTTACCTTTTCGGCCAATCTTAGCTCACCTCTTTTACAAGAACGGCCTTTTCTCCCGTGAGGTCTTCCCATCGCTTCACAATGACATCAACGTACTTCGGATCATACTCCATGAGATAAGCTGTTCTTCCGTTCTGCTCGCAGGCGATCAACGTTGTCCCGCTTCCCCCAAACAGGTCAAGGACAATATTTCCGCTTTCTGTGTTGTTTTTGATTTGATAGTCAAAAAGCGCAACCGGTTTCATCGTTGGGTGCAGCTCACTCTTAACCGGTCTGTCAAAATCAAGAACGGTTGTCTGTTTTCTGTCGCTTGTCCATAGATGTCCTGCGCCATCTTTCCATCCATACAGGCAAGGCTCATGCTTCCACTGGTAATCCTGCCGTCCAAGCACCATGCTGTTCTTCACCCAAATGAGCGTCTCCCGAATCTCCCATCCTGTCTGCTTGCACGCCTGTCGGAAAATAAGTCCTTTGCTGTCTGCGTGCCAAATGTAAAACACCGCACCAGGTCTCATCACGCCATCAGCTGCAGCGAATGCTTTTGACAGGAACTCCAAGAATTCATCTTCGGCCAACGAATCGTTTTGAATTCGCAGATTTTCACTCGTTTTTCCGACATAGCTCACTCCGTAAGGCGGATCCGTGAGCAGCATATCTGCCTGCGCCCCCCTATAAGGGCTTTGACGCTTTCTGCATTAGTGCTGTCCCCGCACATAACGCGATGCCTGCCGCACTTCCAGATATCACCCAGCTTTGCCTTTGGAGGTGCGGCTTCGTCAACTTCGGGAGCCTCATCCTCAGCAACCTGCGTTTCTTTGCTGTCACCAGCAGGAAGGTCAAAATCAAAGTCAAATTCCCCAAAGTCAACTTCTGCCAGTTCTTGTTCGAGTTTTCCGAAATCCCACCCGGACATTTCACCAGTCTTATTGGCGAGGATTCTATATTTTTGCTTCTGTTCTTCGGTCAGGCCGGTGTAACGTACCACATCAGCAGTGTTCACATGGAGCTGCATCAGAGCAAGACGGCGGGTGTGTCCGCTGAGGATGACGTTGTTCTCGTCCACCTCAATGGGGTCAAGCGCGGTACACTGCCGCATACTTTCCGCGCAGGCGTTCACGGCTTCCGGGGAGATCACACGCGGGTTGTTCTCGTATGGAACCAGATCTGCGACCGGCATTTTCAGCAGTTCTTTCTGAATCATTGCTTTCACCTCCCTGTAAAGCAAAAAACCGCCCGGAAATCCGAACGGTCAAAATATCGAATGTGCCGCCAGCTGGATTTGAACCAGCACCCCCGGAATAGATGTGCGCAGTGGTTGGCTGTGCAGTGATGTTCCCGTGGTGTCACCAACGTTGTCCCGCCTTAAATGGGCGGCGCTCTGCCAGTTGAGCTATGACGGCATATAAGCAGCGCCCGTGCATTCAGTTCGTTGGACAGGCGTCAAACGGTGGGCGCTGCTGCATCCGGAACTTTCGCGGCCGGATGCCCCGCTATTGCGCGGCCCCCTCATAGGGCACGCAAGCACTCCCGGCAGGACTCGAACCTGCAACATGCGGTTTTGGAGACCGCTGCTCTACCACTTGAGCTACCGGAGTATAAAAGCCGCCCTTGGAATCGAACCAGCCGTGTCTACACACACGCGCCGCGCTCCAAACTGCGCTCAGGCGGCCATATAAAAACAGCTCCGGTTCGCCGCCGGGGCTGTTGGTTGGCGCACATCCTGTCAGGAAAGCTACACCTTGGCAAGGATTCTAAGGCCTTTTCTTGGCACGGGAGGTTGCACGTGCGGCCTTGCGGGTTGTCTAGTCCATGCGCCATATGGTGCGAAACCGTGGATTCGAACCACGCGGAGAGGGAGGTGCGCGCCCTGCCTCAGGCACTCAGAGCCGCCGCCCTGAATGGAGCCGTGCCAAAATTCCGCATAGAAGCAGCGCGAAACGTGAAGAGAGAGCAAAGCCCGGTACCTGCAAGCAGAAAAGGAGGAAAATGCCAAGAAGGAACACGTTTCGGAGGCTGCGTGGCAAGCGTCTCACCGCTTTCGGCGGTTCCGCTTATACCAATTTTACCACATCTCACATGTAACAACAACAACGACAACATGTAAGAAAATTACATAAATTGATGCCAAATCTGCGCAAGCTGCTTGCATCCATCCCGCACATACAAAGAGACGCGGTTTTCGTTTGGCAGGCCAAGACTGCGGGCCACAACGACCTGCTTTTGGTTCTGGACGTAGTAGCCATACAAGCATGCCTGCATCATATCGCTGCTTTTGGTGCCTGCAATGTACTTGATTCGGCGCTTTGCTTCCGTCCGCAAAACTTCGAGCTCGGCTTGCAGCTCTTGCATCTTGCGCTCGTTTTCGTCGGTTTCTTCGGCGCAAAGCCCGATTTTGTCTCCGTGCCCGGATCCGCCGGGCATTCCTGTCATGCTGGCGGTGCACTTCGTGGCCTTGTCATGCGCCTGCCGGATGTCCAGCTGGATGCGGTCAATTCGGTCATCCATAGTCCGAAGCTGCTTAAACCACGCCTTGACGGTGTGGTAGTCCACGCTAGTGCTGGGATTTGGCGTGTCAAAGCATAAAAAGCCAAGCGTTGCAAGTTCCATATTACTCCTCCATTTCTTCAATCCAGATCTCCACTCTGGGGTTTTGTTTGTCGTAATCCACCCGGCTGCCATCGTGGGCGGCGACGATTTTGCTGTTGTCGTCCTCCAGCACGTGGGCTTTCACCAGAATGTCCGTGGTCGCCTCGATGAGGTTTGCCAGATCGACCCGGCGGGCGGTCTTCATGTAGTACACGCACCTCACGTTCACGCGGGCAGAGATAGGGCTGCGCGGCCTTTTGATTTGCCGCAGGCAGTCCGTCTCATAATCCACGTAGGCCTTGCTGGGGGCCACAAAGCGCCCGCCTGAGCGGCTTTTGAGGATGCGGGCAGAGTTCTTCTTGGTGCGGGGGTCGCCGTAGAGGGTTAATTTCACAAGTTCCCTCCAATCAGATCGTCAATGTGCATCTGAACAGCCTGCTCTGGTATATCTTCCCAGCCGATGCCGATATAGTCCAGTACACGGCCCCAGCCGTACCAATTTCCGTTTTCGTCCCGGCAGACGTGCTTCATCCAGAACTCCCATTCTTTGGGATTGGTCTCCCGCAAAATGTCAAACCGGTGCGGTCTGCCCTCTATGTGGATGCCAAACCCGCACATGGTGCAGCCTGTGCGCTGTGCCTTTGTGGTGTACAGCTTTCCGTCTTTGTCCTTCGCAATCTCTCCGTATTCGGCTGGAATGGGCACGTCCAGGTCAAGCGCAAGCTGTAAAACGTCTTGTCGGTCGAAAATGGCAAACGGCGCGCTTCTGGTGGTGGTCTTGCCAAAATAGTTGCAGCCGTGCATCTTCAGGCTCTTTTCGCGCCGCCCGCCTTCGCTGGCCATAAGGCCCATGTAGGGCACACTGTTGTGGTCCCGTGCCCAGTCGTTGCAGGGCTTTTCCTTGAGGTAGTAGCAGCAACGGTCCGATACTTTAAACGGGGCCGCCTGATACCCAAGCGCCGCGCCCTCTGCATCGGCACCGCCGAACAGCTCAAGCCATTTCTGCGGAAGCTTCATCCGGCTGTTTTTCTGCCAGCCGCCGTATTCTCCAGTTTCCCCAGTGATGATAGCATGCCGCACGGTTGCGTTTTGCTCTGTCGGGTTTTGCAGCAGCATGATCTTGCCTGCCTTTTCCTTGCTGATGACAGGCCAGCCAAATTCCTGCAAGACCTGCACCTTGCTTTTCAGCGGCTTCAGGAACACGAAAGACGGCGCTTCACCATCGCCCATCCAGTTTTTGTATTCGGTCTCCATCTCTTCCGCGATCTGCTTGTGCACCTGCTGCACGCCCTTGCCTTCCAGCGATGAGCAGGACACGCATGTAACAGGCAGCCCGATTCTCTCCAAAAAATAGTGCAGCGTGATGGAATCCAGACCGCCCACGGACAGGTGCACGCCCTTGTCGTGCTCTTTTGCCCAATAGTAGAATGCCTCGGCCATTTCCTGCGCGTGCTCCACCTTGCGCTTGTAATCCCACTTCTGCATCGTCTGAAAACGCTCGATGTTTGCCAAAGAGCCATTTTCAGCCATAATTTCCTGTACTGTTTTCATTTTTTTACCCCCATTGTTCTGACATAGCCTTTGCAACGCCAGTAAAAGTTTTTGCCCGGTTCTTTGCACGGTCAGTGGTAAACATTCCCTTGTGCTGCTCACCATGCTTGTGCGAGTAAGACCCAGACGGGCACCATGTCGCGGTAGGTTCTACGATGTTTGTCGGGTGCAGCGGCGGTACGCCGCGCTCCCACAGTAGCGTTTTCTTGCTGTATGGATGTCCGTACTCGTAGGGCTGTATTGCCTGCGTAGGCTTTGGATAATCAAAAATCTTGCTGGGGGTAGGATTCTCAATCACAACTTTTTCGCAATCAGCTGCCCACACGGCAAGAAAAAGCGCCTTGCCGCACAATCCCTCATAATACCGGGAAAGATTGAGCTTTCCTCCCTTGTACAGGTGTCTTGCTCCTGCGTTGCTCGTCTTTGTGCAGGGGACAAATGCGATAATCATATCCCAGCGGGGCACATCATGCGCGATTCTGTCCATGGTCACGACCTGCCCCCCCTCAATAGCCTTTAGGCAGTCACCGAGAATATGCCATTCAGGATGTCCGCCGGACGGCTCGATCAGGTCACACGAGTAGGCTTCATGCCCACGGGCCCGAAACGCCTTGCATACTTCCTGCGATTCCTCGCAAGCGATCAGCACCTTCATCGCTTTCTTCCTCCCATCCAAAATTCCTGATTGAATGCGTTCTTGCTGATGCACTCCAGCGCATTCCTGGTTTTCGTGTATGCACGTTGCTCCTTCAGCTGGCGCTTGTACTCTGCGTACTTCGGGCATCTGTCGTGACAGATCGGGTGCCGGTCGGGGCAGTCTTTGCAGGGTTCAAGTTTTACCATCGGTCTGCACCCCGCTTTCGCCATTGAGCATGTAACCAATGTGGTTCAGTATGGTATTCAGCACCTGAACCGTTTGCTTTGCCCTGATTGCGTACAAGTACCCCCAATTTTCGCTCCCGGTCAGCCCGTCTTTCCAGTCGGTCAGGTACTTTTCCATGGATTTCGCATCAATCACAGGCACTGCCGGTTCATCTTCCAGCACATCCATCGCGTCCATAATCTGACACGCGCGGCATCTTACGCCGTTGTAATTTTCGCAGCCACAGCAATATGCCGCTTTGACGTTTGCGATGGCTTTTTCGCGGTCGATAAATTCGCTCATTTTTCAATTTCCTTCCTTGTCGGTTCGCTCGCCCGCAGCCTTGCCGCTTCACGCGGGGCGGTGGTGATATCTGCCTGTGCCTGTTTCAAAAACTCGGCACGGCGGTATGTAAGGTCTGGCATTTCAGCCAGCTCTGCAAGCCCTCCCACGCTCCCAGCATAGGATTTTGCCGCCGGGGGGAGTTGGTCATACAGGGCTTGCAGCTCTTTCTGCCCGTCACTACGCAGCAGCCCGCCCTTTTCGTCAATGCCGATCACCATCGGGAACTTGCGCCAGCTCAAAAATGTCTGTGCCTTGCGTGCCGCTACAGCCAGAGCTTCCCATTCAGCGGACGGGTCAAGACACTGGGAAAGCTGCTTGAAGATGTCGGCCACCGTGACCGGATAAACGCATACTCGGTTCGCCGCCAGAAAAGCCCGCTTGACAGTATCGCCGTCATAGTCGCCAAACTGGTACGTCCACACATCGATGGTGGTCTGCATCTCCTCGTCAGTCAGAGGCTTGGAACCCAGCTTGTACAGCACAAAATTCATGCGGATCAGCTTTGCCACGTCTTCCCGTGTCATGTCTCGAACCCTCTTTCTCTGTCCATCTTCGCCAGCACCCGGGTAAGCTGGTCGTCTACGGTCTCGGTCGGTCGCCTGCCGCTCTGCCTGGCTTGTCGGCTTTGTTCGTTGGCTTCCACGTCTCCCGGCGTACGCAGGCCGTCCCGTTTCCATCCGGACAATATGCCGTTGATGTAGTTCCACGACCGCTTCCCGGCTTCTGTGGTCTTGTCAATCGCCAACAGGATCATCTCTGTGCTGTACTCCTGTCTCCACTTCTGCAGCTTGTCCAGTGCAGAGCGTGGGAAGTCCCCAACGGCCTGCTGATAATGCTGGACGATCTTGGAAAGTTCTACGTCAACGGCGGCAGACAATCTTCCTTCTCCTTCTCCTTCTCCTTCTCCTTCTCCTTCTCCTTCTCCGGTTATTCTTTGGCTTTTTGAATTTTCAAAACCGGGGTTTTCATTTTTTTTCGGTCTGCCGCCTTTTGCTCCGTTCAAAACGTCTTGCATGGACTTTTCAAGAGTAGGTTTCACAAGCTTCCAGCAGATAGAGACAACGCCTTTCACTTCCGGCTCTTTTCCGGTAAAGCTGTACTCAATGATTGCTTCGTAAAATTCTGCGCGCTCTTTTTTGCTCAAATCTTGTGCCGCTTCGTAGTAAGAACGAAAAAAGCTGAAGCTTTTTCGGCTGATTCCCAACCCGTTTCACCTCCTTTGCACGCCCGTATAGCCGGATAGCACAGCTACCAAAATCAGAAGGGGAGATCTTCTGCGTCTTCGTTGATGGGGTCATACTCGGTAGATGGAGCCGGTTCTGGCGCGGCAGTGCTGTGCGGTGCGTAATCCGCAAGTGCTTCACCGGGGTACATCTGCGCACCCTGCAGGCCTTCCGGTTCTGCTGCCGGTTCCGCAGGTTCCAGCGGCGGGCCGGGCTGTGCCATCAGGTCAATCATCTGCTGCAGCCAACGGAATGTCACCAGCCCGCCGGGCTGAACATCATCCGCGTCCACATCGTAGTAGATCTTGCTGTTGTGCTCCCGCTCTTTCAGCTTCTGGGCAAAAACCGTGACCTGATCGCCTTTCTGCAGCATCCCATCCCACTGGTCGATGCCGTGCCAGAGGTTCACGCCCACAAAAAAGCTCTGCCATTTGCCGGATTCATCCTGTGTGCGGCTGGCTTTCAGGTCAAACTTCAGCACCCGCTTCTGCCCGGCATCCCGGAGCACCGGGTCTTTGGCGACCTCACCGTGCAGCATGATGCCGTTCTTGGTCTGGACGATCATGCATCATCACCACCAAACGGGTCATCGGCGGGCTGGTCTTCCGCAGGCGCTTCCGGAGCCGGGATCAGCGTGCCTGCTGTCTTGCGGCGGCGGTGGGAGCCTGCGGAAGGATCCAGCACCGGAAGATCTTCGGGCACCTCGCGGGCGGTGCTTTCAGCGTCCACACGCACCTCGCTCTCATCGTACAGAGTGCCGAAGGTGGACGGAAATGCCTCCCGCAGAGCATGCACCAGGGCCACCTTACGGATCATGGTGGCCTTCTTGCCATTCCAGAGGGATTTGCCGGTGTCGTACTCGGCCAGCTTCACCTCCTCGTAGCTGGGGCGGGTGCGGTCTTTCCGGTAGACCTTGGCCCAGCCGCCCAGAAGCTCCTCGCCCTCATAGACGATGGAACCCTCCCGGTGGTCCAGCTGCCCGGCTTCCGTGTCCAGCACGATGATGCCGGCCTCAAAGCCGTCAAAGGCCGGGTGCCGTTCGGCCATCTGCATGTAACAGTTCTTGCCCAGGACGATGGTGCTGGGGGTGTCCTCGCTGTTGTTGTCGTAGTGGATCAGATAGGCCTCTTTTGTGAAGGGGTTCAGCCGGTACTGCTTGCAGGTCTCCAGAAAGATCTTGCACTCGGCGTCGGTGGCCTTGGCGCAGATGAAGTTGCGCACGTCTCCAAAACTCACCGTGAAGTGCTGACCATCGGCAGCGGTGATCTCCACCGGCACGGACGGTGATGCGGCCTGCATAGAGGTGCTGCCTGCACGGTTGGAATTCTGAGCGGAATGGTTTGCCAGAGACTGTGCGTTGGAAACGGACGAAGTAGGCGCGGGTGCGCCGGGACGAGTAAGTGCCATAAGTAAATACCTCCAAAATTATTTGATGGAACCATAGCGGAAGCCGCGCTCTGCGGCCCCCTGCTTGAACCACGCGATGTCCTCCGGTGTGAACTCCACCCAGAAGGAATAGCGTTTGCGGGCCGGTGCGGCTGGCTCTGCGAATTTCTGAAGCATGCTAAAATCCAACCTGCCATCCGGCGTGATGGCTGCATTGGCCTGCGCCGTTTGGACCGCTTCTGCGGCGATCTGGCGTTCTTCACCGGTCGGAGGGATAATGACCGGAGCGGTGGCCTGCGCCCGCTCTGCGGCCATTCTCTCGGCTTCTGCGCGGCGCTGGGCGTACCGGGCATTCTGGCGGCGGCTGTGCTCCACGAGGGCGGCGTTCAGATTCAGTTCACGCAGATACTCGGTGGTGCAGGCTTCGGTGTCCTCGCCGCAGTTCTCCCGGATGAGCCGCAGCTCCTCCCGCCGGGTCTCCACGCTCTTGCGCAGCTCCCGGCTGGCCTTTTCCAGATCATAGGTCTTGTTGAGCCACTGGGGCACAAGCAGGCGGTCAAAGGGGATCATCTCCCGCAGCTCGCCGATGCAGTCCGCATAGACAGTCCGCAGGGCGTCGGCCTTGTCCTGCCGTTCGGCTTCTTCCACCGCCTTGACCTGCTGGTCAATGGCACCGGAGACGGCCTTACACTGGCCCTGCATCTGCTTGGCGCTCTGCAAGAACTCTTCCAACGGCTTCATGTAAAAGGCTTTTGCGCTGCGGGCGGCATCACTGAGCTGCTTGTCCAGCTTGTTCACTGCGGCGCGGTCGGCCTTGGCATCCTTGATGGTCTCCGGGGTGTAGACGCGGCCGGTGTAGGCGGCCAGCATCTCGGTCAGGTTCTGCTGCACCTCAGCTTCATTCCACCGGATCGCGGGCAGTTCCGGGTGCTCCACCCGGACGGTCAATTCTTCTTGCATAAATATTCACCACCTCTGATAAACTCTCTCACCATCGTTGTTATATACGATGTAGGTATTGCGGGGATAACCCTCCGCGTGTTCTTTTTCAGACAGTGCGTCGGCCTGTCGAATCAGTTCTCCAACTGTCTGCGCAGAGTGTCTCTCTAAAAGTTTCGGCGGGTTTTCAAGCCCGTCATAGATCTGCATAAGTGCCACTTGTAAAACCTCCTGTTTTGTGTTATTTTTGTGGTGATGGGCGGCGAAACTCATCACCCTTTGGGCTTGTCCGTGTTGGCGCACGGGCAGGCTCTTTTTTTGCATCATACACGGTGTACCACATGACATGGTGGACAGTGTCAGGCATACGTGATCTCCCCAGATTCCTCTTGCAACATCTCCCGCACGTTATCCATTTCTTCGGCGCACATCTCCAAGACGTTTGCCCGTGCGGAGTATCCGGCCCGGACAACAATGTCGTCTGAAGCTTCGGCTTCTCGCTTGCAGCGTTCGGCAAGCCGCGTGTAGGATTTGACTTTGCCCTCAACGTATTCTTTGGCCGTCATCATGCCCCACGCTCCTGGTCCTCCGGGTATTCTGGGTTGCGGGCGTGGGTGCGGTTGATCTTGCCGTACTTGCGCCGCTTTGCGGCTCTCTCCCTGTCCTCTGCTGCAAAGCCCAGACGAGCCAGAAGAACAGCGGCCAAAATCAGCACCAGCGACACCGCAAACAGCGTGCCGGAGATGTATCCGGTGGTCTGCGCGGTGCCCTCTGCGCCCATAGCTGCGCCCATTCCAACGCCGCCGAAAATAACGGCCATCCAGTAATAAGTAGTAGATTTGAGTTTCATTTTGGGTCCTCCTTCGTATAGACCTTCTCAAGCTTGTAAAAATCCTTCACCCACGCCATAAATCCGGCGCGGGAGATCAGCGGAGCGGCACTCTTGGTGTCAATAGATGGCACCGCCCATGCCGGGAAGCTGCCTGCCTGAATCATACCGGTAAAGATCGGCTCGCTCACCGAAATGTTGTTATCCCGCATGATTTGGCAGCACTCTGCGATTCCCATGCTCGGCTTCATCTATGCACGCCTCCTTTTTTTCTCTCAGCTGTCGCTTCAGCTGTATGTGCTCCAGCCGTTCCGGCTGCCTTGCGTCCCAACGCTGTTCAAGCCAGCGCTTGTTGTAATGCTTCTTCACGGCTTACACTCCACAAACTCGCCATTTTTGAGTGTGTACCAGACATTTTCCTCGATAACGGAGCCATCGACTTTTGCCATTTTTGCCAGCAGCATATTGCCGTCATCGTCATACTCGGTCAGGACGAGATAGCAGCCCCTCGCGCCGCGTGCCTTGCTCCTGTACCCGTTGGCAACGGCAATACTGTCTTTGCCATCGGCTTTTGCTCTGCAGAATGAGCCGGTAGCCGCTGCCGTGCTGGCATTGCCGCTGGAACCTGCCGTGCTGTTATCGCCGCTGGAACCTGCCGTGCTG